GGACAACCAGAAGAGCTTCAACGAGAAGTACGTTGACAACGATCCAGGTCCATACCTGGCCACGGTCAAGACCGCGGTAGACCCACTGAGGATGGGACGTCTGGGTGTGAACATACCCGCACTGACCAACACCACTGATCCCAAGGCGAGCCAGATCACATGGTGCCAGTACCTGTCACCGTTCTACGGTGTCAAGAGCTTGAAGGCGACTTCCAAGACCGACCCCTATGATTTCAAAGCAACGCAACAGTCCTACGGAATGTGGGCGGTGCCACCTGACATAGACACCACGGTCCTGGTCATATTCGCCAAGGGTGAGAACCAAAACGCAAACGCTTTCTGGATGGGGTGTGTGCAGGATCCCATGACCAACCAGATGGTGCCGGGCAACGGTTCCACGGACAAGACCAAGGTGGCCGCGGGCAACACGGATTTCTCACAGAACAAACAAGAATTATATGGCACGGATGTTGTGCCGGCCGGCGAGAAGAATCGAAACATGTTTGGCCCAGGTGACACGATCTCCAGTGCTGACAAATGGAACTATCCCATAAACGACATACTGGCAAAACAGCTAGAGCTAGAAGGACTGATCCAGGATCAGATCCGGGGTACGACTACATCGTCTGCCAGGAGGGAAACTCCCAGCCAGGTATTTGGTTGGAACACACCAGGACGTATCAGGACTGACAGTGAGCCTAAGAACATAGGATTGAATGGTGCACCAGTCAAAGTAGACAGGGAATCGGGACACAGCTTCGTGATGGACGACGGTGATGTGGATGGCAACAACCAACTTACAAGATTGAGGACGGCAAGTGGGCACCAGATCCTGATGCACGACACGGAAGGAACGGTGTACATAGCCAACGGTTCGGGCAAGGCATTCATAGAGATGGAGAAGGACGGTACAGTGAGTGTGTTCTCAGACGGAGGCATAAACATGAGGACCAAACAGGATTTCAACCTACACTCGGACAGGCACGTGAACTTCCACGCAAAGGGCAGTCTGAACTTCACGGCGGAGCAGAACGTCAATCTCAACGGGGGATTCAACGTACAGACGATGGCGAAGAATTCTATACTCAATTCGTCACAGGGTGATCTGAGAAGTTACGCCGTGACACAGATAACGTCTTTCACGTCTGGGACACAGATGCACGGGGCGGGTGGAAACATAGACCTGGCAGGTGCCCAGGTACACATGAACTCACAGGGTGCTAGAGCAGGATGGGGGCCATCATGGTTGGTACCGGAGCATGACCGGGTCGGCATCAAGGTAACAGGAGGTGAGGTCGGAGACGCCGCACTGATAGACATAGACAGTGTAAAACCATTCAGACCATATAATTCAAAGATAGATGATAAAACAATAGGTGTTGATAAATTTGACAATGCAGTTGTGCAAAAGAAATCAGGAGCCCAACCAAACAGAATTGCAAACAAGACCACTGTGTCTGACTTCGTGACACACGAGCCATACACCAGGACCAGCAGTACTGCGATAAGGAAGCGATACATCAATCAGATAATGGAAAGCATAGAGTCAGAGAATCCCGGCGTGTCAGCACAGGACCTGGAAAACATAAAAAAACGATTGCTCTCCAAGGACAGCATAGACTCCGTGTCAGACGAGCTCAACAAGATAGTCAGTGTGACCAGCGACAAGATATCCAATTTCGCATCAACGGAGATAAAAAAACTCGTGGGTGACAACACGAAACTGGATCTTTCACAGTTAAACAGCATACAAAAATTACTAGTCAAACCCAACATAGCCGACATATCAGGGGAGATCAGGAAAATTGTGGGCAACAACGTGACGCTGGATCTTTCACAACTGAACAATGTAAAAACAAAATTACTGGCCCATCCCAGCATAGCCGAGGTATCGGGAAAAGTAACTGACTACGCCAAGAACATAGTGGGACTATCAGAGGCGGTGTCAGTGAATTTCGCGGCATTCAATGACCTAAAAAATAAAGCCAAGAATTATAAAAATGAAATCAAGAACATGGCCACAGGTTTCATACAAGGTGCAGTATCAAACGCAGTTTCAACGGCATTCAACTATGCTAAAGATTTCTTTAAAGGCTTCAAATGGAGTGACAGCAGACTGAAAGATCACATACAATTAGTTGGCAAGTCGCCCACAGGTATCAACATATATTCGTTTAAATACATACACATGTCAGGCACATACGAGGGCGTGATGGCACAGGAAGTTCCATGGGCGAGACAAATGACAGACACAGGATTCTATGCAGTGGATTACAGCAAAGTGGATGTAGAATTTAGGAGATTAAATTAGGATGGCATACGGAGATTCAGGATCAGGAGACATATCAAACAAGACAGTGACCTTCAAGGGGTTCAGCTCACGTGCGGACCGACAGAACTTCAAACTGTACGACTTCGAGGTTGCCAAGCAGGATCTGATCAACAGGTTGAGCATACGTAAGGGTGAGAGGGTGGAGAACCCTGAGTTCGGCACCATAATATACGATGCCATATTCGAACCGTTCACGGAAGCACTCAAAGACGCCATAGTGGAGGACATCACAGCCAACCTAAACGCAGATCCACGTATATCCACAGAGGAGATACTAGTAACGGAAGCAGACAAGGGCATAGCAATACAGGCCACTATAACGTATGTTCCACTGAACATCACGGAAAAATTAAGATTCAACTTTGACGAGAACTCACTGTTGCGTCTATCTTAATACACGCACATTTCCTAACACATAAATATCGTTGTATATACTATGGCCACAACAGATAGACAGAACAGATTACTTGTAGCGGAAGATTGGAGGAAGATCTACCAGTCATTCCAACAGGCAGATTTTAAAAGTTACGACTTCGAGACATTGAGAAGAACAATGGTGGCGTATCTGCGTGAGAACTACCCGGACGATTTCAATGATTTCGTTGAGAGCTCTGAGTACGTTGCACTGATTGATCTGATCGCCTACATCGCACAGGCATTGAGTTTCAGGGTTGACTTGAACGCCAGGGAGAACTTCCTAGAAACGGCGGAGAGAAGGAATTCAGTACTAAGATTAGCGAGGCTGATCAACTACAACGCCAAGAGGAATCAACCAGCGACAGGAATGCTGAAGATAGATTCCATATCTACAACACAGGATGTGCAGGACAGTTCGGGCACCAACCTAGCAAACTCCAACGTCATCTGGAATGATAGTGCTAACTCAAACTACAGGGAGCAGTTCACTGCGATTCTGAACGCGGCCAACCAGACGGGACAACTTTTTGGAAACCCCAGGGAGTCGGCGACCATAGGTGGAATCAGCACGGAAGTGTACACTCTAAGTTCCAACCAATTGGATCTTCCAATATTTAAATTTTCAAAGTCAGTGGGCGGCATAACGAGAGGGTTCGAGATAGTGCCCAGCACGACAACAGATTCTGATTCGATATACGAATCATCACCGGTACCAGGAACGGGACTGACATACACTTACAGATCAGACGGATCTGGTGACAGTTCAAACAACACGGGCTTCTTCTTCCTGTTCAAACAGGGCCAGATGCAGAACCAGGAGTTCGCCGTTGACACCGCGATAACAAATTACATAAAAAGTTTCGAGACATCGAACATCAACAACTCGGATGTTTGGTTGTACAAGTTAGACCAGTTTGGACAGCTGTCGGAGTCTTGGACGAAAGTCCCATCACTGTCTGGCAACAATGCGATATACAATTCACTGTCCAAAGCGGAGAGAAACACCTACAACGTGGTGACCAAGAACAACGATGCGATAGACCTTGTGTTCGGCGATGGTAACTTCTCGAACCTACCATTGGGGAATTTCAGGATCTACTACAGGACCAGTGACAACGCCAAGTACGCGATACAGTCATCTGACATGCAGAACATACAGTTGACGGTGCCATACACGGACGCCAATGGTGCACAACAGTCATTGTCGATGAGCATCAGTTTGAAGGCCAGTGTTTACAATTCAGCCGCGACGGAATCAAATGATTCGATCAAGGAGT